GACGAGCTCATGCAGTTATGCAGCGAGCGCTCCACCACAGAGCGTACAAGGTGGCAGAGCTGGTGGAAAGGGCACGAGTGCTCAAAGCGCGTGCAGGAGTTCTCGCCAGTGTCAAGCGAGTGGGACATCCTGCCGGAAGAGAGGGAGGAGTTGGAGGAGCTGAGGAGTAAGCGGCTTGAAGCGCTGACCACATATTGCGACCACAAAAACGAGGACATCTTCAAGTGGCGCATGGCCAAGGTGCTCCCCAGGCTCTACGAGATTACCGGTCACCCACCATTCCGCCCCAAGTAATGGCGTACATACCCAAAGGCCGGCGCCGCTCGCCATGGATCCGCGAGAAGATTCCCTTCGAGACGGTGCAGCAGGACACCCGCTACTGGTCGATGCAGTGGCGCAGAGGCCGCGAAGTACACCTGCGCAACAACCCCATCTGCACTAGGTGCGACCAGCTCGGAACGCTCGTCGACCACATCATCGCAGTCGCAGACGGTGGAGAGTTCTGGGACTCAGCCAATTGGCAGACGCTATGCAGGCGGTGCCATGGCATCAAGACCGCCCACGAAGCGCATGCACGGAGGGGATAGGGGGTGCGGAAAATGCCTCGGAACGCCATGTCATCCCTGCCGTTAGACCAGTTCACATTGTGAGTACCTGAGCCTTTTTCTTGTACCTTAGCGGAAGAAACAATCAAAACTAAAATGAGCACTTGCGGCATTTATAGGATTGAGATAGGCCCGTATTTCTACGTTGGAAGCTCTGTAGCCATTGAGAAAAGACGGTCGGTACACCGAGGCACGCTTGAAAGAAGGCGGCACCACAACGTCAAGATGCAAGCTGTCTTTGACAAGTACCAGGACTTCAACTTCAAGATAGTGGCAACCTGCATGAAGCAGGAACTACGTACGGTTGAGCAGCAACATATAGACGCGGTAATTGATGACCAGCGGTGCATGAACATCAAGAAGGAAGTTGATCACAACCCGGGCGGATGGAACGCACAACGCATGCACTGGAACGGTTGCGTGCGAGCGAGCTTGGTGGATGCGGCGGCATCAAGCAAGTACAGCATTGCAAGCGTCAGAAAGTACATGGCGCAAGGATGCACAAGCGACGAAGACATTGAGTTGCGCAAGCACGCCGAGCTCATTCAACGCGAAGAAGCCAAACAGCCAAAATGGAAAGGCCCGAGATATTGTGAGTTGAAGGTCTATTACAACGGCCGCTGGTGGAGCACTTACAAGGAACTGACCGACAACAGCATATTTGGGTGGACTTATTTGGGCAAGGCTTTGCAGCGTGGCTATAAGTCAGATGAAGAAGCGGCGGCCATGCGCTACAAGGTGCGCAAGCCAATGGTAAAATGGGAGCGCCCGGCCTTGGTACGCAACCCTGTGCTGGTCATTCAAACCGATGGCAGTGAGCTGTTATATCACAGTACAAAAGCCGCAGCCAGAGCGCATGCTGTATGCCGCAAAGGACTACGCAAAAACTTGACACAAGACGGCCGCTATGTACGACACGACCTCACTATCCTACCTTTGACCAAACAGGAGTACCATGAACGGCAAGCAAAAGGAGCGGTTTGAAAAGCGGCTGCAGGAGTATGGCGCATCGACCGAAATCACGCCCGGCATTGAGGCGCTCATTTGGACACTGGCTTGCGTCGAGATTGAGGAAGAAACGCTTCAGGATTACGTGAACGAAAACGGCACCTGCTACGCGGTCGTCGGCAACAGTGGGGACATTTACAACCGAGCCCGCCCAGAGTGGCAGCAGCTCAAGGAGGCCCGCCTACGCAAGCAAGCCTTGATTGCAAAGATTGAGCAGAAAGCGAAAGGCGTGGAGGACAAAGAGACCGACGTGGAGACCTACTTCGGGTGACCGACTACCACTACGATGCAGCCGCCGCAGATCGTGCGGTGAACTTCATCGAGCGCTTCTGCACCCACGTCAAGGGCGAGCTCGGCGGCAAGCCGTTCCTGCTCGAGCCCTGGCAGAAGGACGACATCATCCGCCCGCTGTTTGGGTGGAAGCGGCCCGACGGCCGGCGCAAGTACCGCACCTGCTACGTCGAAATCCCCCGGAAGAACGGCAAGTCGAACCTCTCGGCAGCCATCGCACTGTACATGCTGTTCAGCGACGGCGAGCCAGGTGCCGAGGTTATCTCGGCTGCTGGGGACAGGCAGCAGGCCAACATCGTCTTCAGTGTGGCGCAGGAGATGATCCACAACAACCCCGAGCTGCGGAAGCGGTGCAAGGTGCTGCGCAACTCTGTGGAGTACAAGTCGAGCTTCTACAAGTCCATCAGCGCCGAGGCCTCCACCAAGCACGGCTTCAACTGCCATGCGGTAATCTTCGACGAGCTCCACACCCAGCCGAACCGCGACCTGTGGGATGTACTCGTCACGTCGACCGGAGCCCGCACCCAGCCTCTCATCATCGCCCTCACCACAGCGGGCCACGACCGGAACTCCATCTGCTGGGAGGTGCACGAGTACGCCCGCCAGGTGAAGGCCGGCACCCTGGTGGACGAGACGTTCCTGCCGGTGCTGTACGGCGCGGAGCCGGACGACGACTGGACACAGGAGGAGACCTGGCAGAAAGCGAACCCGGGCTACGGCAGCATCTGCCGGAAAGAGTACTTCGAGCAGGAGGTGCAGAAGGCCAAGAACGTACCCAGCTACCTCAACACGTTCCTGCGGCTCAACCTCAACGTGTGGACGACGGCCGAGACCGCGTGGATCCCCGACGACATCTTTATGCGCGGTGCCGACCCACTCCCGCCCGACGAGGTGCTGCGCGGGCTGCCTTGCTGGGGCGGCCTCGACCTGGCATCCACCACCGACCTCACGGCGTTTGCGCTCTTGTTCCGCGACGACGAGGCCGACTGCTTCTACCTCAAGGTTCACCAGTTCGTCAACCAAGACAAAGCCGAAAGCAAGAAGCTGAGCGCGGGCATCGACTACATGCGCTACGCCAAAGAGGGCCACATCACCGTGACGCCCGGCAACGTCACCGACTTCCGCATCGTGAAGGAGCACATCCTCGAGGCGGCCGGCAAGTACGACCTGCGCTCCATCGGATACGACCCGCGCTTCAGCACCTACATCGTGAGCGAGCTCATCAGCGAAGACGTCGACATGCGCCCAATGGCGCAGAACATCACCACCATGAACGGCCCCACCAAGGAATTTGAGATGCAGGTGATGCAGGGCAACATCGTGCACGGCGGCAACGAGGTGCTGCGGTGGCAGATGGGATGCGCGGTGGTGTACACCGACGTTAATGAGAACAAGCGGGTGACCAAGGAGCGCAGCGAGACCAAGAAGGTAGACGGCATCATTGCCTCCATCATCGCCATGAACGAGTACAGCCATTTCCGCACGAGCGGCAGCGGCGAGGAGTTCTGGGGCGTTATTTCGCTTTGAGTACTTTTGGCGCACATGGCTACTATCCTCGAGCGCCTCGGCATCCAAAAGCGGGCCCGTGTGGGCAAGTTCGACAGCGCCACCATCGCGCGTGAGCTGGGCGTCTTCATGAACACCGGATCGGGCGTCACCGTCACCGAGCAGGGCGCCCTTGCGCTCTCGACCGTCTACGCGTGCATCTACCGTATCTCTTCCACCTGTGCGTCACTCGCCCTCAACATCTACCAACGCAGCGGGCGCGAGGTGACCTTGGCGGAGAGTCATCCGGCATTTGACCTGTGCCGGTACGAGCCCAACGGCTACCAGACCGCGTACGAGTTCTGGGAGGCGCTCTACACCCAGGCGCTCATGTACGGCGTGGGCTACGCCATGATCACCCGGGACAACCGCGGCGACGCCACCCAGCTCGACATCCTCCACTACTACGACGTCGAGCCCAAAATCATCGCAGGGGAGAAAGTGTACGTCGTAAAAGACCTGGGCATCGTGCGCCCGGAGAACATGCTCGAGCTTGCGAACCACGGACGCATGAGCCCGCTGCGCATGCACCGGGAGAACCTCGGCCTGGCCAAGGCGGTGCAGGACTACGGCGCCGAATACTTCGGCAACGGTGCACGGCCTACTGGCATCCTCGCTCCCGAGCAGCCGATGAAGGCGGAGCAGCTCGCCCAGCTTGCGAAGTCATGGAAGGAGAGCAGCGACGCGGGCGTGAAGCTGCTGTCGTACGGCATGAAGTACCAGGCGCTGACCATCCCGCCCGACGAGGCGCAGTTCATCGAAACGCGCAAGTTCCAAGCAGAGGAAATCTGCCGCATCTTCAGTGTGCCGCCCGACCTCGTGCAGGTGCCGGGCCAGTCGACCTTCAACAACGTCGAGCAGCAGAGCATCCAATTCGCTCGCCACACCATCACGCCATGGGCGGTACGGCTGCAGCAGGAGGTAGACCGCAAGCTGATTCAGTCCTTTCAGCGCCCGCAGATCTACAGCCGCCACGACATGACCGACCTGTACCGCGGCGACATGGCGGCCCGCGCGAACTTCTACACCCAGATGCTGCAGGCCGGCGTGGTCTCCATCAACGAGGTGCGTATGAAGGAGGATATGAACCCGGTGACCGGCGGCGACGTGCACACGGTGCAAGTCAACCAGATTGCGCTCGAGTACTTCGGCCAGTACAGCGAAAAGCTCGCCCACGAAAGCAGCGAATCGAGCGGCATGGAAACGCAAGAACACAACGGAAACAATGACACAGACAACGACAACGCCTGAGGCGCCCGAGCAGGTGCGCTCGCAGTACGGCGAGGCGGTGGAGCTGCGCGTCAGCGAGGTGCGTGCCGCCTCCGACGACACCCTCACCGTCAGCGGCTACGCGGCCGTCTTTGACGACATCACCGACATCGGCTACTTCAAGGAGCGGATTGCCCGCGGAGCATTCGAGGGCGTGATGCAGGACGACGTGCGGCTGCTCATCAACCACACCGGCGTGCCGCTGGCGCGGACCACGAACGGCACCCTCGACCTCGAGGTGGACGACACCGGCCTGCGCTACACCGCGCGGCTGGCAGACACCACCGAGGGCCGGGACCTGTACAAGCTCATCAAGCGCGGCGACATCTCGCAGAGCTCCTTCGCATTCACGATTGCGGATGAGGACTGGGACCGCAAAGCGAACCTGCGCACCATCACCCGGATGGGCGCTTTGCTTGACGTCAGCCCGGTGACCTACCCGGCCTACCCCACGACGACGGTGGCGGCCCGCGCTAAGGCGGCCGGCCCGGAGGACGAGGTGGTCGAAGAAATCCTCGAGGCCATCGACGCACCTGTGGAGGCTGCGCAGGCCGAGCCCGAAGTACGAAATACCCCTATCTCACCAGTGCATAAATTAGCACCCAATAAACCCACCCACACCATGAACTTGAACGAGTTGAAGGCGCTCCGCGCCAAGCACTACGAGGAGCACGTCGCCCTCGTCGAAGGAACCGACCGTGACGGTCGTTTGATGACGGATGCAGAAGAGCAGCGCGCAGCGTGGCTCGTCGGCGAAGTCGAAGCTTTAGACAAGAAGATCAAGCACCGCGCAGACCATGAGACGATGGTGGCCCGGATGGCTGGCGGCGAGGCCGTAGGCAAGAGCGAGCAGCGCGAAATCGAGCGCGTGCATGGGCGTTTCTCTTTGAGCCGTGCCGTAATGCAGGCAGCCAACGGCCGCTCTTTGGAGGGCGCCGAGGCGGAGTGGGCACAGGAGGCACAGCGCGAGATGCGGGCTCAAGGCTTGCAGTCGGTCGGCCAGGTGGCTATCCCGTCGAAGGCCCTCTTCCGCGCAGGCGCTGCGGACAACTTCCAAGCCGACAGCGGCGACGGCAACGGCTTTGTAGCTACGAACGTGCCAGGGGCTATCGAAGCTCTGCGCGCTCCCTCTGTCATCGAGCTGTTGGGCACGACGACCCTGCAGGGCATGACGGGCAACCTGAAGTTCCCGCGGGTTTCTGTGAAGGCCGTCGGTACGCTTGAGGGCGAAGTCGACGCTAACGCAGCATCCGCCCTCGAGATGGACGAGCTCACGCTCTCTCCGCAGCGCGCATCTGCAAAGACGACCTACTCGAAGCAGCTCCTCCTCCAAGGCGGCGCAGCAGTCGACATGGTCATCGCACAGGAGCTGCAGGCAGCAATGAACGCCATCATCGACACGACGGCATTCGACACGTTGGACGGTGCCAGCATCAACAACCAGTCGACGGACGGCACGACGACCTTGACGTCGGCAATTGCAGTGGCTATGGAAGCTGCAGTGCTTGCAGCTGGCGGCAACCTCGCAGCAGCCCGCTACGTGATGAGCCCGTCGGCTTACAAGTTCGCAAAGAACATCGCGCAGGTGGCATCGGTTTCTGCCCTGTACGACCTCGGCACGAACACGTTTAACGGCTACCCGGCTGTAGCTACTCCGTACCTCACGGACGCATCTTCGGGAGTCGGTCAGATGTTGTTCGGTAACTTCCAACAGGGCTGCATCCTCGCCTACTTCGGCGGTATCGACCTCTTGGTTGACCCGTACAGCGCAGCAGGCACGGCGCAGATTGTGCTGCACGTTAACCGTTTCTTTGACTTCGACGTGCGCCAGGCTGGTGCTCTCTCCAAGATCATCGACATCAACGCGTAACTGCAGAGCTGAGCACATAGCAAAGGCCCGGGGCACTCCCCCGGGCTTTTGTATTTTCGGCCCATGATGACAGTGACCATCACCAGCGCGCCAGTGCTCAACGACATCGTGACGGTGGCGGCGCTAAAAGAGTTCCTCCGCGTGGACCACGCCGACGAGGACACGTACATCACCGCCCTGCGGCAGGTGGCCATTACCTACGTCGAGGCTATGACGGACACGCGCCTGGGCGACGTGACTGCGGTGGGCTACATGGACAGCTTCTACCCGACCCGCATCCCCATCGGGCCGGTGGCCTCCATCAGCAGTGTGACCTACCTGTCGACGGCCAACACGCTACTGACCCTCGACGCCTCGAAATACTACTACGACCTGCAGACCAAACCCGCCAGGCTGCAGTGGGTGAGCCCGCCCGACCTGTACACCGACGCACTCAACCGGGTGCGCGTGAACATGACGGTGGGCTACGCGGAGGCTGACATCCCGACGCCACTGCTGCAGGCCGTGCGCCTCATCGTGGGGCACCTGTACGAGAACCGGGTGGAGGAAGTGACGGGCACGATAACCACGCGGCTGAAGTTGGGCATCGACGCCCTCGTCAGCCCCTACCGGGTGCTGCAATGAAGTTCGGCCGGATGGACTCCCGCATCCTCATCGAGCGGGCGACCCTGACCACGAACGCGTACGGCGAGCGCGCGCAGGCATGGACCACCCTGGCCACCGTCTGGGCCGACGTCATCTTCCGCGAGGGTTCCGGCAACGAGGCGATACAGAGCTTGCAGCTCATGAGCAAGCAGCCGGTGCACTTCATCATCCGCTACTCTACGACGGTGGCGGCGGTGACTCCGAAGGACCGGGTGACCTACAACAGCAAGGCCTACAACATCGAGGCCATCCAAGAGATCGGGAGGAACGAGGGCCTGCGCCTCACTTGCACGATACGGGAATGATCTATTGGCAGCTCGAGCAAAACGTTTTTAAGAAGTTGGAGCGCGCGGCACAGTTCGGCGCTATCAACGAAAAAGACGTGCGCCGACGGTACCGCAAGGTGGCGCAGATATTCGTGCGCAAGGCCAAGGGCATGATAAAGCCGTACAAGCGCGACATCGTGGTGCGGCCGAACAAAGACGCCCTGCTCGTCTACCGCGGCCAGCTGCGCGATTCGATGGGTACATGGTCACCCGACAACAAGTTCCCGACGGTACTGGCAGGCCCGCGCGCCAACCACCCGATGAAGCGCAAGGTGCCAGCTACCTCCGACGGCTGGTTCGCCCACATCGTGGAGGAGGGAGATTTCCCGGAGGAGTTCGGCGGCAAGTCGGCAAGCCACCCTAACTACAAAATAATCCGTCGTGCGATGGAAGCGACGCAGGCGCAGATGCGCGTGAAGCTGCAGCAGGAGCTAAAACAGGAGTTCGAAAAATACATGCGATGATTGCCGGCAAAGCCATCTACTACCTGCTCACCAACGACGGCCCCATCAGCGCCATCGTGGGCACGCGCGTCTTTCCGGAGATTGCAGACCAGGAGCAGACGAAACCCTACGTGGTCTACAGCATCCGCAGCAACGACCCGAGCGACGTGCAGGCGGCACCGTCTGCGCTTGACACGGCGAGCGTAGAGGTGAACTGCTACGCCCTGAGCTACACCGCAGCCATCGACCTGTCCGATGCGGTGCGCACCTGCCTCGACCGGCGCAGCGGCACCTACTCGGGCGTGAACGTTCAAAGCATCCAATACATCACCGAGGTGATGGACTTCGAGGAACCGCAGCGCCTCTACCGGGTGATGAGCGACTACGAGGTGCGCATCGACAGGAGCAACTACACCCTGCCGACCACCTCTGCCATACGGCCTGACCTGTACATCCGCGGTGCGGTGTACGACGAGCCGCGCATCCTGGCACTCACCAACGGCGCGACCTTCACGGTAAACTCCGACGATCACCTGCTCTTTGCCAACTACGCCAGCGCCAGCGGCAACGCGTCGGCAACCCTGCGCCTGCCGGCAGTAAGCGGCAACGAGGGCCGAGAGATTCGCTTAAAGACCGGTAACCACCTGTCCAACCAGCGCACGCTCACCCTGAGCCCTGCCGCTACCGACACGAGCGTCACCATCGACGGCAGCGCATCGGCCACCATGGACCGCTCTTACGACGGCATCACGGTGCACTGCATCGGCGGACAGTGGTACATCACGCAGCGGAAATCCAAGTAAGGCAAACTCCGTACATTCGGGCCATGATTGTGACTCTCAAGAAGCCCCTGAAGCTCTACGGCTACGAATGGGAAACAGGCAAGACCGTCGAAGTGTCGATGAAGTTCTACCGCATCCTCGTCGCTGGCGAGTACTGCGACGCCCACCCGGACGACGAGGCCTACAAGAAAGCGGCCAAGGCGAAGAAAGCGCCTGCGCCGCAGCCTGAGCTCACTGATCAACCCGCACCTGAACTCCAACCCGAAAACACTCCCGACTGATGGCACAGACCACTGGCTACCTGAATGCCTCGAGCATTCGCTTTTTCACCGGCACGACCGACGGCACCCACACGGTGGTCGGCGCTGTGACCGAGTGCAGCATCTCAATGTCCACCGACGTGCGCGACATCACCACCAAGACGTCGGCCGGCTGGCGCGAAATCCTGCCGGCCTTGAAGTCGGCCAGCATCAATGTCAGCGGCATCTTCGCTGAGGACGCTACCAACAGCTTCAACGCTTTGGTCGACTACCAAATCGCAGGCACCAAGGTCTTTGCGGTATTCTCCAACGTTGGCAGCGGCAGCTTGCCTAACGCAGGCGACGAGGAGTTCGACGTCGCGGGCTACATCACCAGCATCGAGCAAACGGCTGGCTTTGAGGACAACGTGACCTGGTCGCTGACGATGGACCTCACCGGCGCTGTTGTACGTGAAGTCATCGTCTGATGCTGGTTGAATTAAGCGGCCGCACCTTCACCCTGCGCGCATCCCTCGGGGCGTGGCGCAAGTTCGAACAGAACACCGGCGTGAAGGTGGCTAACATCGACCAGACAGACGTCACGCGCATCCCCGAGCTGGCCTACTATTTTGCCGAGGCAGGAGCCAAAGCGAACGGCCACACATGGGACCTGACGGCGGACGACTTCCTCGAGCTTTGCACCATCGCCGACCTTGAGACCCTCACGCAGGCCGTCGCGGCCTTGCTCGGAGGCGACCAAAAAAAAAGCGCGGGAAAGGCAAAGCCCTGAACTGGGACGAACTTGAAGCGACGGGGTTGGGCCAGCTGGGTCTGACCCCGTCCGTGCTTTACGGCCTCACCTTCGCCGAGTTCAACAACGCAGTCACCGGCTTCTTCGAGCTCGAGAAAGAGCGCGACCAGCGCGAGTGGGAGCGCACCAGGTGGCTGGCCTGCCTGCTGCTGAACCCACACACGAAGAAGCGCCTCAAGCCCGAGGACATCGCCGAGTTCCCCTGGGAGGCAAAGCGCAAACCCGCTGCGGATGGCTTGGCTATCTTGCGCCAAATAGCGAAGAGTAGTAATGGCTAAACTCGGCGACCTGATAGTTCGCGTAGGTGCGGACACCCGCGACTTCAACAAGCAGCTCGGCAAGATTCAGCGGCAGATCCGGCAGACGTCGGACAACATCATGGACATGGGCAAAACCATGACCATGGGCGTGACCCTGCCGATTGTGGGCCTCGGCGCTGCGGCCGTCAAAGCCGCCGCCGACCTCGAGACCATGGAGACGCAGTTCATCTCGCTCACGGGCGGAGCTGAGCAGGCGGGCGCCATGGTGGACCAGCTCAACCAGTTCGCTGCGGCTACACCGTTTCAAATCGAGGAAATAGCCGGAGCCGCTCGCCAGCTGCTGGCGGCTGGCACTGACATCAGCCAGGTGAACGAGCAGCTGGGCTTCCTCGGCGACATCGCAGCCACCTCCGGCGAGAGCATCGAGGACATCACGGCCATCTTCGCCAAGGTGCAAGCCAAGGGCAAGGTTGAGCTTGAGAACTTGAACCAGCTTGCCGAGCGCGGCATCCCCATCTTCACGGCGCTAAGCGAGGCCACCGGCCTGCCTGCCTCATCATTGGGCGCAGGCGCTGTTAGCGTCGAGCAGTTCAACGAGGTGCTGCGCGGATTCGCGGAAGAGGGCGGCTTTGCCTACCAAGCTATGGAGCGCCTCAGCCAGACGGCCGCGGGGAAGTTCAGCACCGCGCTCGACAACCTGAAGCAGGCCGGTGCCAGCATCGGCGAGCTCCTGCTGCCTATGGTTACCAAAGCCATCGACAAGGTGACCGAGATGGCAGCCTCATTCCAACAGCTTGACGAGCGTACCAAGAAGATCATTCTCATCATCGGAGGCATCGCCGCGGCCATCGGTCCGCTGCTCCTCGGCTTTGGCGCGTTCAGCAAGGCGCTCGTGGCGGTGCGTGCGGCCAGCCTGGTAGCATCGACGGCGGTAAAGGCTATGACGGTAAGCCTCGCCGCCAACCCCATCGGCCTCATCGCAGTCGCTGTGGCGGCTGCCGTCGCTCTCATCATCGCCAACTGGGACGACATCAAGGCCTACTTCACCACCGGCAACGGTGCCAAGGTCTTTGACACCCTCAAGGAGACGGTGAGCGCAGCCATCGAAGCCATCAAGATGGTGTGGTCTGCAGGTGTGGCGCTGTTTCAAATCGTGTGGGACCGCTTTGGAACCCACATCAGCGCCTACATCGGCAACGCGCTCGACCTCATCATGGGCATCTTCCGCGGTGCATTCGGGATTATCGGCAACCTGCTCAACGCATTTACCTCGCTGTTCACCGGCGACTGGATGGGATTCTTTGGCAGCTTGGCCAACATAAGTGTGACCGTTATGCAGACAGTGGTGCGCACTGTCATCGGCGCATTTGAGCAGATTGCTGGCGCGGTGGATATGGTGCTGGCTGCGGTCGGTGCCGACAGCAACATCGCAGGCTGGCTGAACGGCATCCAAGCCAAGGTAGACGGCTTCTTCGACAGCATTAAATACAAGGGCGACAGCGCTGCGGCCGCGACCAGCGACTTTGGCAAGGCCTTGGAAAAGGTTGTGCCAGCCGCCGCGGCTACCGCAAAGGCTGTGACCGCTGTGGCTGACAGCACGGACAAGGCGGAGAAAGCTGAGAAGACCTACAAGGACGTGCTGGCGGAGCGGCTGTTTCTGTTGCAGGCAGAGCTCGCGGTATCTGGCGACTACGAGGCCTACCTCGACGGACTGAAGGGCGCATACAACGACGCAGCGGTGGCGGCAAAGCTGCTCGGCGAGAACGAGCGCAGCGCGCAGCTGGCTCGCATGGCTACCGGCCAAGGCCCGGCGCCGATGATTGCGCCAGGGCAAATTCCCAACCCGGCCCTTGACAACCGCGGCCTCATGGCGCCCGGCGCTACCGTCGCCGACACCGGCCTCGCGGATCAAGAGTTTGCAGCAGCGAAGGAGCGCGCGGACGAAATTCAAAACATCGTGCAGAACCTGAAGAGCGACGTGCTCTCCATGGGCGACGCTTTCGGCACTGCACTCGGCACGCTCATCGTGACCGGCGAAGGTGCACAGGAAGCGCTCAAGGGCGTGGCAAGCGCAGCAGTCGATGCCGCATTCAACGCAGCCACCGCCCTCGCAATTCAGGCGGCAGGGCAGACGGCCGTCGGCACCGGACCGGGTGCAGCCATCGTGCTCCCTGCGCTCATTACGGCGGGCATGGCGCTCATCAAGAGTGTGTTCAGCAACGTCATGGCCTTTGCCGACGGTGGTGTAATTAGCGGGCCTACTTTGGGCCTCATGGGTGAGTACTCCGGAGCGCGCACCAACCCGGAAGTGGTCGCACCTTTGGACAAGCTGCGGAGCATGATAGGCAACGCAGGCGGCAACGTCGTCGTGACCGGCCGCATCTCCGGCAACGACCTCCTCCTCGTTAACGAACGGGCCTCCATCGACCGGGGCCGCATCCGCGGATTCTGATGGCATACAACCTGAGGCTGTACAGTGAGTTCCTTGACCAGGACGGCAACGGCTGGCGCGTTAACATCTACCAAGACGGCTACCTCGGCAGCACCCACACCTTCAACCTGGGCGGCGAGGGCTTTACGCTTTCGTACGAGGGCGACAACCAAAGCCGGCACCAGCCTATCATCGGCTCATCGGTTAGCATCCCGTTCACCGAAACCACGAGCGACCACAGCACCTTCATCGAGGCGCTGGCCACATCGGCGGAGGGTGAGTTCACCGTCGCCATCATCAAAGACCCCGACGGGGTGAACGCGCTCTACTGGGGCGGAGTGCTGCAGCCGGACCAGTGCGTCATCCAAGACGAGTACTTTCCGGTGCGCACCACCCTGCGTGCAGTCGATGACCTGGGCAACCTCAAGAACGTGCTGTACAACAACGGCGGCACCGGCTACGGCCTCGCCTCGCCGAGCACTGTCGTAGATCATCTCATCATAGGCCTCTCGTGGGTGCGCCAGTCGCACCTGTGGGGCACGAGCACGGTGATGCTGAAGTACGTCGACGACTTCCGCAGTGACGACCACGTGGCGGCGAGCAACTTTCTGTACAACACGAAAGTGCTGCACAACAGCTTCTACAACCCGGACGAGGATGGCGTCAACCAGTTCCTGTCCATCTACACGGTGCTCGAATCCTTCGCGACGGCATTCAACGCGCGCATCTTTCAGGCCAACGGCACTTTCTGGTTCATCCCAGTAGGCGCATACCAGTACAGCACCACACTCAACTATTTCACCTGCACCAAGGGCGGCACCGTCAGCGGCAGCAGCACCTCGCTCAACACGGTGCTCACCCTCGGCACGGACGTCATCAAGATGGCGGGCTACGAGCACAGCTTCCTGCCTCCTTTGCTGCGCGTGGAGCGGCCGCAGAACTACAGCGGCAACGTGCCGCGCATCTTTGCCAACGTCTACGAGAAAACCGACTTCGGCACAGCCTTGGAAGACGCTGACTTCGACTACGCAGCCAATAGCGTGCTGCGTCTCAGCGGCACCGCCTATATTACGCAGCCAGGCGACGGCACCACAACGGGCAACGCTCGGGTAGGGCGCTTCCTGCTGCGCTTCACTCTGAAGGTGGGCAACTACTACCTGCGGCGCACCGCGACCTTCGCAGGGGTGCAGAACTTGTTTCAGATGGAGGCAGGGAGCGTGCTTTCATACGAGCCGCACACGTACAACACCACGACCTGGTCCTTGACTGCCGGGCCCTTTGAAATCGTGACCGACGTCTACGACATCAACGAGGGCTGCACCGGTGAAGGCGCGCTCGTGGTGGCCATGGACATCGTGACGCCACCGCTGACAGCGCAGTCGAATAGCATCGAGCTCACGGGTGCAATTCAGAACGTGAGCTACCAAGGCAACCTGTCGAACGTGACGAACGTCAACACGAACTACCGGGTGCAGCTGTTGCGTGTAGATCAGATTGAGGAGGACGCCACCAATGGCGACGAGGTGACGTTCAGCGCGCATGGGCTCAGCTCGTCGCGCGTGGTGTACGAGCAGCCCAAGGTGTACGTAGGTGATGCCGTCTCGCAAAACAGCAAGGGCATCTTAAAGATTGTGGACGGCGGGCAGCTCCTGCCAAGTACCGGGTGGACATCGTTGAACTACACCGGCACCGGCATCGGCATCCACCTGCTGGGCGTGCGCGAGGTACTGGCCGGCCAGCGGCTGCACACGCGCGTGCAACGGGGCGAGCTCTACAAGGGGCCGATTGAAATGTATCACACGCTCTACGACGGCGAGCGCTACTTCTTGCCGTTTCAGCTGAGCGTTGAGGCCAACAGCCGCACCACGACCGTCGAGGCTTTCTACGTCAACCGCGACGCCACCGGCATCACCGACACTACCAGCGACACAGAAGACGTGCGCGGGCCTGTCAACGGATTCCCGAGCAGCCCTTCAAACGGATTCACACAAGGCATCCAAGAGGCTGCAAACAACGCAGGGCAGATAGGCGTGGACCTTGCAGATATAGACGCCAGCGTCACCGGAATTAGCAGCAAGCTCGAGCTGCTGTATGACACCTTCCAACCGAAAGGTGATGACTTCGCAAAGACATCCATCAAGTATGAGGACGGAAAGACCGACGGCGGCACCATTGAGCTTGAACCCAGCGGCGTCAACGTGTTGTCTGGCACCGGTAATTCGTCTATCTCTTTAGCGGAAAACAGCCCGGGGGTATTTGAACTGAAGCTGCAGGACGACGCCACACCAACGGCGGCCAGTGTGTTAGCGCTGTACGCCACCGCAACTGCAGGCACGCCATACGTAGGCATCGGAACGCGCACGCCGCTCGAGGTCTTGGATATTTTGGGCAACGTTAACGTAGATGGCGACATCATCGTCAATGGTTTGGTGGACGGTGTCGATGTCAGCGCATTAAAGACAACAGTGGACGGCATCACCGGAGGGAGCGACATTAACGTGGCCAAGTACTGGGCATTTTATCTTGCGGACTAAATGGCAATCAACTACAAACTGGTCACGGCCACGAGCGACGCCAGCTCTCCGGACACCGTCTTCACCGCTACGGCGGTGGCCACCCACGTAAAGTCGGTGCGCATCGCCAACGAAAGCGGCGGCGCGCTGACCTATCACCTGGCAGTGTACGATAACAGCGCCAGCATCGAGGTGCCTATCACGGTGCCTGCCACGTCGCTGCCGGATGACGACGTCGATGTGATGGTCGAGCCGTTCAACCTACAGAACAACGACTACATCAAGCTGTACAGCAGCGGCGCAGGTGTGAAGGTGGCGATAACACTGGCGGAAAACACAGACACGGCCGGAGCCACGACGTCGGATGATCTCGCCCAGGGCACAACCAACCTGTACTTAACGAGCGCCGAGCGGACAAAGCTGTCCGGCATCGCCACCGGCGCGGAGGTGAACCAAAACGCGTTCAGCAACGTGGCGGTGACTGGTCAGGACGCCGTGGCAGCAGATGGCAAAACGGACACCCTAAACTTGGCGGCCGGCACCGGCATCACAATCACCACCAACGCCACCACGGACACGGTCACAATCACCAACAGCGCCACGGGTGCCAACGCTTTCGGCAACGTGGCGGTGACCGGACAGAACACCGTAGCGGCAGACAGTACCAACGACACGCTGACGTTAGTGGCAGGCACAGGCATCAGCATCACCACCGACGACGTTAACGACAACATCACAATCACCAACAGCGTGACGGCGCCAAACACCTTCGGCACCATTGAGGTATCGGGGCAAAGCGCGGTGGTGGCAGACAGCACAACGGACACGCTGACGCTGGCAGCGGCCAACACGAACGTCGTCATAACCACCAACGCCACCACAGACACCGTGACCTTTGGCCTTGGCACCGACATCGTCACCGGCAGCGTTAGCGTCACCGGCGCCTTGACAGCCATTGGCAACGTCGTGTGCGACGACGTCATCGCAGGTGGGGACGTATCGGTTACAGGTGTAATTAGCGCGGACAGCGCGACGCTGGTCACCTTAAACTTCACCGGCGGCGGCACCACATCAATCGGCCCGAACAACGCGCTGCCTACCGATCCGGCCGACCTTGAAATCCGCACCAACGGCAATTGCGACGTGGTGCTGGATTACGACGACAACGAAAGCAGCCAGGCGTTCCGCGTGAAGGACGGCGACGGCAACGTCATGTTTAGCGTTGACGAGGACGGCATCAGCGTAGCTAACGGCACAGCATCCACGGGTGCGGTGCTGCGACTCGGTGAGGCCACGGCCAACGGCACCAACTACGTGGCGGTGCAGGCGCCCGCATCACTTGCGGCCAACACCACCTACACCCTGCCATCGGCAGACGGGACCAGCGGCCAGCTGCTATCCACCAACGGCAGCGGCACGCTGTCATGGGCAACGGCATCCGGCGGCGGCGCATCGTACAGCGCGGTGCGGACGCAGAGCGGAACCACGTACACACTGGTGCTTGGTGATGCAGGCGACTATATCCAAACCACCAGCACCACGGCCGTCACGATTACGGTGCCGCTCCAGTCGTCGGTAGCATGGGTGGCAGATACCGAGATCTACTTCGAGCAGAACAACACCGGACAAATAACGATTGCAGGAGCTTCGGGGGTAACGGTCAACAGCAGCGAAACCCTCAAGACGGCTGGCCGATATTCTGTTATCGCTCTGAAGCGCGTAGCTTCTGACACGTGGACACTCACCGGTGAACGCCAGCTCGCATGATGTTCCTCAAAGCAGTAAGCGCCGCAAGGCTGGAAGGTGTTATTACTACCGACCTTTCCCTGTATCTCTCGGCGCACGATACGGACAGCTATCCAGGCTCTGGATCTACGTGGACAGATTTAAGCACGAACGCGAACAATGCAACGCTGTACAACAGCCCGACGTTCAGCACCGACAACGGAGGCATATTGGATTTTGACGGTGTGAACGATTACGGTGACGATGGAAGCACCACAGGCACGCCATTTGGATTTGGAAGTGGCGCATTTACAGTAGAATACTGGGTGAAATATGATAACATGACGGCCTACCATACTGTTTTAGACAGCAGGCGACGCAGTAGTTTTTACAGCAGTAACTTTGGATACTCGGATTTCATTGAACCGTCAAATGACACCTTCAATGTTTATCGAAATACGGCCACAATTTTTACAAGTAACGCCGCATTAAGCGCAAATACTTGGTACCATTTAGTGCTGTCTCGGAGCAGTACAGCAACCAATGATACACGATTCTATGTCAACAATGTTTTAGACAAAACAACAACGATAAACGTCAGTTTTACAGATTACGGCGTCTACTACATTGGGCGAAATATCGAAGGAAGCGCCTATTCCAACGGGAAATTAGCGCAACTGCGCGTCTACAAAGGGAAAGGGCTTACCGCCGCAGAAGTAACAAGGAACTGGAACGCACACCGCAGATTGTACGGGCTATGAGCCAGAGATACTACCGAATAATATCACGCGAAACCTTCGACCGGGCACCGGTGGGTGGCATCAAAGGCACGCGCGAATCGCAGAGATGGAACTTGGATGGATCGCACTGCATTGTGGAGCGTGCTCCCGAGTTGGATGTAAATGTCCGTTGGGTTGACGAGGCCGAAGCTCTGACTGTTGTCGCAGGCCCGGAGTGGAACGACCCGAACCCGTTCCCTGAAATTCCCGAAACCGATGGCGAAAGCTAAACAGCAGGCGCAGCCGGTGCGCATCGAGCGGAAGATTTCGCGGCCCGGAGTGCACGCGAAGACAAAGACAGGCACGCACAAGCGCTCTAAACTGTACAAGAAACCGTACAAAGGGCAAGGCCGGTAGGCCAACTGCCTCTGTGCTAAATTGCGCGCCATGGACCCCATGCCACTCTCCCTCGTCATCACCCTACTCGGCACCCTCGGTGGGGTGGTGGGCGTTTGGGTGAAGCTGTCCAACGACGTCGCACGGATGAAGTCGCGCGTCATTCAGCTTGAGCTCGACAACGACGGCCACAAGAAAGTGCAGGCCGACTTGCTCGACAGCATCCACAAGATAGAAATCACCCTCGCGCAGCTCGTGGCGCGCCTCGACCGGTGACCTGGATGAACCACCAGCTCAAACACTTCAAGCTGTCCGAGTTCGACAGCCCCGACGCTCCCGGCAGCGGCGCCAACATGGACAAGGAGTTCCTGTTCATGATAGACAAAGCCCGTAGCATCGCACAGGTGCCGTTCAAAATTAACAGCGGCTACCGCACCAAGGCGCACCACGACAAGCTCGGCAAGCAGGGATACCCGATTGCCAAGAACAGCGCGCACCTGGCAGGCTACGCCGCCGACATCCACTGCACCGACAGCGCCAAGCGCTTCCGCATTATCGACGCCCTCATGGAGGCCGGCTTTAATCGTCTCGGCATCGCCAAGACTTTCATTCACGTCGATAACGATCCCGGCAAGCCGGAGGACACCATATGGCTATACTGACCCAACACGGCCCGAGGCAGTTCCGCGAGGAGCGCATCCTCAAGCCGAATGAAGTTACCACGGTAGGACTTCTGCTCTCCGACGTTCACTTCGACTCCACCAAGTGCGACCGGGACATGCTGAAGGACCACCTGGACAAGGCGCTCGCTCTCAAGGCGAGCGTTTATATTTTCGGGGACTGGTTCGACCTGATGCAAGGCATGTACGACCCGCGGCGGAGCTACAGCAGCCTGCGCCCCGAGTACAAGTCCATCACCTACCTCGACGACGTCATTAACGACGCGGTGGAGTTCCTCGAGCCATACAAGGAGGTGCTCGCCATGGTGGGCCGAGGCAACCACGAGACGAACATCGAGAAGCGGCTCAGCACCTCGCCCATCGACCGGCTCGTCGGCGCCTTGGGCGGCGGCATCATGGCCGGACCTTACAGCGGCTGGGTGCAGCTCGTCTACAGCCGCAATGCGAACAACCATGGCGGCCGCCACCAGCGCATGCTGCACTTTCACCATGGCTACGGAGGCAACGCGCCCAGGAGCAAGGGCGTGCTGAACGTTGACCTGGATCAGAAGGAGTGGCCCGATGCCGACGTCATCGTGAGCGGCCACACGCACCAGAAGTGGCACGTGCCGATGAGCGTGGAGCGAATCACCGACCGCCTCAACACGTACGAGGACACGGTGCACCACCTGAAGCTCGGCAGCTACAAGAAGCTCGACCGGTTCGCAGGATGGGAGGTGGAGAAAGGCTTTCAACAGCCTCGCCTCGGCGGGTGGTGGATGGACGCCGAGCTGCGCCGCACAAAGCATGACGGGGTGGATGTGGCCCGGCCGTATCTTTCGTTTCGCGAAGCAACATAAACCCCTAAATAGAAATCATGTGGGACTTCTTGACTATGCACTGGGCAGAAATCGCCCTCGCGGTGGTAGGCGCAATGGGCACCATCACGGCGCTCACAAATTCCACGAAGGACGACACGATGGTGGACATCCTGAAGCGGATCCTGAACGCGGTAGTGATGGGCCGGAGCAAGTGAGCCCAGTCAACCCGGCAACCGTCGCCCAGGTGATAGGCAAGGCGCTCGGCGCGCTTGACCTTACCGAGGCATTTAAGACCAAGGGCGACCTGCGGCGGTGGTCGGCCAAACGTACCGTCGGCGGCGTCATCGCCCTGACCGCATGCAACGACATCCTGGTGAACGGCGTGACCTGGCCGGCCGTCGTGCTTTGCGCTGTGGCTGTTACGCCCTTGTGCCTATCTTTCGCAAGCGAGTAGAATCCGCATTGCATTCATTTGGTTAGTTTGATGGAGGGCCCTCGCAACGGCGGGGGCTCTTTTTTTTTAGGCTACCTATTGACTCTATAGAAAAGTTTAGTACGTTTGCCCTGTCAAACAATCAAAGACATGGCTAAAGAACATTCAATCGACCTCGGACAAGGTCAGTACCTCGTCATCGAGTGGGATGGCGGGTGGGACGGGAGGAACGAGCCCGGCAACTCGTTGTGGCAGGCGGACATCCTCAAGGTGACCATGGAGACGCCAGACGGCTGCGCGGAAGTGACCTACCTCATGGAACTGTTTCCGCAGATGGACACCTTCATCCACACCTGCCTGCAGAACGACGTCGACCATGC